TCTTAATCTCGTTTGTAACGAGCGTGTTAGATAACATGCTGATTTGTCGAGAGCTCTCGCCCTCACTGTATTGCTAGCAAAGCTAGCTACGTCTACTTTCGTAGGCGTACGTGGGTTACCTCCCACGACGGGAATAGCGTTTCTTTCGCGTAATTGCGAGAGCGACGCCGAGGCTAAGTTCTCTCGAACTCAACCCACTCACTGCGAGCAGCGAGTCGTATGTCGGCAACTCGGATGAACGACGATAAGTCTGTTCATACAAGTCCGGCAGGTACATCCAGGGCATATGCGTCCAAGGGGTATTAGGGTACGTACGAATACGTGTCCTAGTAGTCCGCATGGTAGTATATGACCAAGAGTACCGCGATATGTTAATCGCAGGTTCCAGATTCATCACTTTGCGTTTGTCGAGCCATTTACTTACGTTAATGACCCAGTCAATCACAAAGGTCCATGGAATAGCATTCCAAATGATCGCAGGATTAAGATTAATCCCAAGAGCATCCATCATGCCAAGCAACTGAGCATTCTCAGTTTGGAATCGAGTAAAACTAAAGTTGTACTCGACTTGAGCGTGGAATAGGTCGTGAGCAGTGAAGGAAGATTCCCTCACACATTCGAACGTCCTATACGGTTCTCTATAGCAAGGCGTAAACAGACTTATATCAGGGGAATAAGTTCCCTGAAACTGTTGCGTCGAGCCGAGTCCGTAGAGGATAGTTGCGTCTGTCTGCTCAGCCTGTAAGTTCGGCACATGCATTGTAAAGTGCCTGTGCTGACGCTTACCCTGTCGGACGAGAAGATCGTTTACACGAGCTTTCGTCTTCGATATAGCGGCACGAATGCCGCATATATCCGAGAGTAACGGAAGAATGTTAAACTGCGTTTGCAGATAACTATCAGCCGAAACTCCGAGCGCCTCACTCATAGTAGGATCCTTAGGACTAAATGTCTTACGGATATTACTAAGACCACGGGATAGTTTGGTACGACGCTTTACAGCGTTATACAAACTTGACCCAAAGTCCCTTAGTTTCATGAGGGTCTTAGGAAGAGATTTGAAGTCCTTTAACTCAATAATAGAGTTAACTAACGACAACTCAGCCTTGATTGACGGCATCATTGCTCTTAACGAGTAATTTTGCAGCTCTTCAAGGTTCTCAGGCCGCGGCACGAAGCCGTCACCTGAGTCCTCCTGGATTAACTCTGGCAGACCAATAGTATGGTCGCCAAAACGCCCGAACTGTGCGCGAGGTAGCGCATCGTACGCAAGTAGTATAGGAGCTCCACTAATACGGGTTGTTGTATAATAACCTATATCGGTATAACTTCTAACTATCCACGGGATACCGTGAAGATCGTACTCGGATTGATCAATCCAACGTTTGTAATGTTGGCAATCTTTCCAAGCACCCTTCACCCAGACATCGTCAGAGAGTAATTTCGAATACTTTAGCCGTATAGACGGAACAGTATAAGGAATTAGCCCTTTGTCGAAATAAGGCGGGTTCCAGTTTGGAGCCTCTGTGTAAAGTTTCACAAAGACTTCTACCGGTTGTGCCTTTTTATCAGTCCACCTCTCGCGAGTTATTAACATAACGGTTGGTGTCAAATAGTTATCTATTCAACGTGAGGACCCCTTAG